GCTAAAAGTGGTTCATTATAAACGCCTCTATTAGGATCTTCCGATGATTTTGGACCTGTAGTCAAGTAATTACCATTTAGTTGGAAAGCTGTATTAGCATAAGCACTCTCGGGTAGTTCTGTATTTAGTACATTAACAAGATCATTAGCTTCCATAGTTTGCCAAATCTGAGTTCCAACCATAAACTCAATTCTAGTAATAAATCTAGCTAGACCCCAAGGCTGAAGATTAGCAAGAGGACTTAGTCCCGATATGAACGTGTTCGTATTCGTAGAATAGGTGTAACCATTTAGAGATAACTCAATCTGAGCATAAATATCACCAAGGCAGTCAAGATCATTATTTACTGTGAAGATTTGGTTGCCTCCGAAAGCTACAGCCTGACCACCCGAAGTTGGAATCTCCTGGATAGACGAACCGAAAAGAAGAAAGCGAGTGGTATCGTTACGAGTCCAGAAGGCCGACTGAACATCGCCATCATCTGGGGTGTGCATCTTACAGATAGCAGCGGTACCCTGGGTACCAGATCCGTTGAAAGCAGCTAGAGCAGAAGTCATTTTTTTATTTAATATATACAAAAGAAAATAATTTTTAAATTAATTACGAAAATTAATTAATTTATTTATTTATTTTTTTTTCTGAAAAATAATTGAATTTTATATTTTTATGAAGCAAATGCAGTTCCTCCTCCAACCGTAGTCTGAACACGTGTTCCAACTCCTACTACAGATACTTTTGTGATAGGCGCCCATGCATGTAATCCATTAGCTGTAAAAGCTTGAGTAGTTGAGTCATCTGCACTATTATCAAAACTTCCATTAACCTGTGTAAAAGGTCCTCTGTTTATTGCGTATCTACGATCTACATGTAATATTACCTGTTTTGTTCCAACACGTGCCATAGGAATGCCTGCTGTACTAAATGGCATATCTGCCAATGGAACTACATAAATGGGAGCTCCTCCTGCAGATGTTAAACCAAATTCTTCGCCAGTTTTTAATAGACTTTGAGCTGGAAGTCTACCAGTTGTATCACTACCAATTCTTACTTCCACTGAATCTAACCAATTATCAAGAACACCTCTAATACTACAACCAAATGGTCCAATACATTTTGTTTTACTTCCAAGAGAATAACCAGTAAAAGATAAACTTTCTCCGGAGATAAATGGTACTAGATCTCCATTTATCCCTGTGATGGCGGCAGTAGGGTCTAATTTACTATAGTCAATTAGCGGATCCCAAGATGCACCCGGTTGATTACTACTACTTGTTATCTCCCATGTTATTTCTAAAGGAGGTACAGAAACTGAACCGTTTGTATTATGTACAGGGGAAAAGGCTCCGATAAGTAAATGAGATGCGATTAAATCAAAATTACTTAAATCAATTGTTATAGGAACTGTTTCTTTATTTGTATAACCAATAATTGTTCCAGTAGTTGTAGTATCGTAAGCATGTAATTCTAAATCATTATAAAAATTATATTTATATCCCGAAGGATTGCTAATAAACGAAATACCATTTCTAGGATTTGCTTCTACACTGTTAATAATTTCACCTTCATTAATTTCTCTAGATATAGATTGCGAAGCTGTCACAATTCTATTTATTATATTTTTTTGTACAAAGTTTGCTTCTGTTTGTGTAAAAGTATGAGATTTTACAGTTAACCAACTTCTATATGTATTTATAAAATTTTTACCTGGTAAATCTGTAGGATAACCATTAGCATCGACTGTACAATCTAGATCTCTAATTAAACTGTAAACACCTCTAGAGTTTCTTGGCGTAGTGCCAGCTGTCTGGCGAGAATATTGTCTTGAACCAGTTGCACTACTTGGAAATGCAGCATTGTAGAAAACAACCATTGTAATACTATTTGACACTGCACCAGACTGTAAGAAACAATTATGCATATCATTACTTCTTCCCATAAAAGGAATCGATAGACTCCAGGTATATCTAGTCCCATCTCTTACTAACATTATGTTATTACCGCGTGGGACGTTGCTCATAGAAAGTAATTCATTGCGAGCGAACCTGTCAGCAACATTACTTGTTCCCGATACAGATGCACCTGAACTAAAGTGTGGTTGAGGATTAAATGAATCTTTATTTACAGCTGTAATACCACTAGATAACCAATCATCTAAACTGGAAGTTGCCTGTTCAGTTAAGTTTCTCATAAATATTTCTTCTGGAAGAATAGTCTGAACTGTTAGTCCTCCTACACGAAACTCTATTCTATTAATCATAGATAATAAAAAATCCTTAGTAATTGTTGATACCATTGGAGGATTTGTATCTGTTGCATTAATACCAACAGCAGTACTAGTAGCATAAGCAGAAGTCCATATGCTCTTTTTTGCAGTCATGTCAAGTGAAACAGAAAGAGTTATATCGCTGATAGCATCTACATCGGATTCTAAATAAAAGATGTCCTGATTTGAGGTTGAAGAAGGAGATCCAGTGGTTGGAAGACTCGATAAAGAGCCTCTTACAAATGTCTCTCCACTTCCATGTATATATTCCATCTGACACTGTGTTAAAAACTGCGATTCGATAAGCTTTTCATCATCTGGAGCATTTGCTCTACAAATTGATTGAGCACCAGTAGAATTAAAAGCTCTTGGTGTAACAGTACTTATACCCATTGTTTAATATTATTTAATATAAATATATTTTTTTTTAAACGTTTAAATTATTAATTAATTTTTATATTATTATATTAAATGTCACAATTTGAGTGTAAACTATCAGATCTTGAAGAACCTAAGAAAGAAGTTAAGCAAGAACAGGTTTCTCAAGAAAAAAAAGTTCATTTTGATGAAAGAGTAAATGTAAATGAAACTACCAAAGAACTACAAAAAGACAATGAAAAAGCATCTTACTTTGATATAATTTCAGATAATAAGAATACGATATTTGTAATAGTTATAGCTTATCTTCTTTTAAATACAACTGCCGTAAAGGAAATTGTATTTAAAATATTACCTCAGTTAATGAACAGTTCAACAGAATATAATCTAATAGGAACTCTAATAAGTGCTCTTTTATTAGGAATATTAACTACTTTTTTTATTTCTTACTTTTAGGTCCTTTAAAAGGATCCTTACCAGTTATATTATTTTCCATTTTTTCCAACATATTTGAAATACTAAAATCTTTTGATACAGCAGATTCATCTTTAGATTTTGGTTTTTTCCACCCAAGAATACTTTCTAATGTTGAAGTTATTGGTACACAACTTGAATTAAAATCTCTACAACATCCATGTATTCCTTCGTGTTCTGATCTACATTTTTGACAAAGACCTGAAGGTGTCAATCTGAAGTATATATGATTACTGCTATGAAAATCTTGAATATTTTGACAATACTTACTTTTTGAATCTATTATATACATAGGATTATCTTTCACTTTAAGGATGTGCCTAATGTCTTGAATACGATATCCAGTGATGTAATTTTTAAAAAACTTTTCAATAGCTTGATGTTCTTTAGAATCTTTTTGTACTCTAATAAAACCACTTTTTTCATAATTATTCTCTTCTACAGTTTCTTCATACTCTTGAAGATTTTTATATTCAGTCACATTCATTTCATTAGTACGTATAGATGTATCTTTTACAGCTTTTAGTGTATCTGTTTTATACACATTCGTATTTTTTTCACTGTATTTATTTCCATTGTATACACTATGTATAATATAAACTCTATTTTCATACTCCTTAAATCCATCTGAATAACTACATTTATCAGAACCTAAAAGTCTAAGACCGTTGTGTTCATAAACAGAACGATCTACTATTTTTTCCCAAGAATCATACATAGACTCTACTTTACCAAAATAAGTAGTCAATGAAACAACAAGATTATTTCTAATTTGAAGTGCTACACTTTTATTGAGGTAAATATTTGGCCAATGTAGATGATAACCCTGTTTAATATATTCAGTATCATCGCGTTTAATAGTTTTATTTATGTCTGTTGAAGTTATTATACACATAAAATCTTTATTATATATATTACTTATACAGTTTTGAATACAAATTATGTATTCTGTTATGTCTAAAACATCTAATGATAAAATATCTAGATCAACAAATAATTTAAATATATCTGTCTTTCTTTCTACTATACAATTTTTACATTTTATGTACTTAGCATACATTTCTTGAAATATTTCATAATCTTTTGTTAGATCTAACTTACCACCATCTAACATAAAATGTGTAGTTTCTTGAACTGTAGAATCTGTTACTTCTTTTCCACAAGATTTAAGCCATAATCTTAATGGATTAGTAGTCATTGTGATGTAATTTATAATGTATTGTATCTCTAAATTATTTTTTCTAGTAAGTAAACTTTATAGTAATTTCTTGTTCGTTTGTATAAATACCTTTTACAGCACTTGGGGATAATACTACTCTAGAACCCTTTTTCTTATTGTACATGGTGCTATTCATATCTGAATCTATCAATTTAATATTAGCCATGGCATAATCAAAAATTTTATTTTCAATAAACCATCTAAAAAAGTTTAACTGTCCTACTGTAGAGACTATATAATCACCTGTAATTTTTTCATCTGTGTATTCTTTCCATTTAAATGTATTGCAATTAATAAGTATTCTTTTTTGTCTACAAAATGGATCAAAAAACTTTTTAGAATATGCTTTTAGTTGATTTTTATAGTCAAGATAAATATTAAAGTATATTTTTTCTCCATTATACATTAGTGGATAAATTATGTTATACTTTTTAGCATAATTTGTTACTAACCAATCAAGTAGTCTAAGACTTAGTGGAGTATTTTGATTTATGATGTCTTTTAAAAGTTCTGTTTTATTTTTATAAAAATGAAGCAAAAAATTAATAAGTGTTTCTTCTTTTGATGAAAACTTCATTATTATATTAAATGCTTTTATATCTTTAAATATATTTAAAGCTTAGCTTTATACACATCTAATACAGATGACAACTGAAATAACAAATGAGAAATACAAGGAACAAATTATTTTTATGATTAATAATACTCTTAATGGATATAATAGTTACACATTTCCAGGACAAAACTTTATAAATATAGAAAAAAAGAACCTATTTAAGCTTGAAAAGTTTGATTACTGCACTTATAAAAAGAATACGACTGATACAAAAAGAGCCGTTCTTTATCTTTTTAAAGACAGCCAAGGTAAAAATGTATGTGTTGCAATTCTTAAAGATTTTACTATGTATAAAATTAATGATATAAAAGTTCTTGATGAATATTACATAGGATCTCTATTTGATATTTCTTTTACACCAGAAGAAATAATTATTTATGATACCTTTTTAATATGCGGATATCTTAAAAATAAAATTACATTTACAGAAAGAATAAATGAAGCTACCGCATTTATACACAATTTAATCAGTAAACAAATAAAAGTAACAGTTACTGAATATGAGATGTTTATACACTTCGATATAAATGAAAATGAAGAACTTTTTATGATACCAAATATTCTTCCATTAATAAATGGGATAAATTATTCGGCTTTTAAGTGGAAACCGTGTAATTTAATAACATTCAGTCTTAAAGTTGTAGAAAATGAAGAAAATCTAGACATGTACACTACTAATTTTAAACAGTTTAAAAAGTTTGCTACTATTCATAATTCAGACCCAGAAGGAAAAGAATATATAACACAAATTAAAAACTTAGAAAATTATAAAAATGAATGTATTGTAGACCTAAATATATTACAAAATAAAATACATATTCTTGAAGTAAACACATTTAAAACACTTCCAAATAATATTAGATCAATTGAAAAAATAATAAATATTAAAAATGAGAATATCTCACTAGAAGAATTAGTTGCTTGTTTCAGTTAATTGTAAACACTGTAAAATGTAAAGAAATATATTCAAAATGTCTAGATATAAATTAATAGATGCTAGAATGTAGTCATCTTTTGTATACATTCTATTATTAACATTTGTTATCTGATTTGTATCGTAGAGAAGTAAACCCGAAAATAAAATTGATCCGGCTCCGCATATTACAACCTGTAGAAATATACTCAAGATGAATGTATTAATAATTGTTATTCCTAATAGACTTATAAGACATACAAATAAAAACTGATAACAATGGCTAATATCTACAAAAAAAGACAAAATTGTTATAAATAATACATCTAAAGTTGTTAAACCAGATGCTAACATAAGAGTATCTGATTTAATATACATTACTGCATTACTAACAGTATAAGATGTTCCAAGTGAAAACATTAAAAGCATAAGATAATTAATAGGAAACCGTTTATAAATATTTTCACAGCACACGCATGCAAAAATAGAAAATAAACTAAAAAATATACTTAGTCCAAGTAGTCCTCTACCAACATCTGTAACGTAAAAATGTTGAAGATTATACATTTTTGTTAACATTATCAGTCCGAATAAACAAAATAACTGAAACTCTACACAAATGTAGACCTTAGTTATAAATATTTTTCTTTCCTTGATAGTCATAACAGGTTGAAAAACTTCATTGTTTAGAGATATTTCAGAATAAGGTTCTCCGTCAACAACTGGAATAGCGACAACGTGTGACATTTATTAAATCATTATTATAATTTTTTAAATTAATTAAATGATTTAATTTATTTCAATTTAGAAGAAACCAAAGTGAGAGCGGCGGCCCATACGCTTGCGGTAAGCCTTGCGAGCGGCAATCGCCTTCTTGGTCATCTTAAGCTTGCGACCCTTGCGACGAATACGGCGCTTACGGAGAGCCTTCTTTGCAAGGCGGTGATCCTTGCGGCGAAGAACCGAGGTTGGTACATAGGTACGACCAGACTTGGTACGGTAGTAGAGACCACCATTGGCACCACGGTGGAGCTTACGCTTGCGACCACGTACTACAACATACGCCTGCGACTTGAGTAGCTTCTTAACACCGTGGCCGCGCTTTGGCTTGCGACCGGGAGACTTCTTGTGCTTACGAACACGACGCTTTTTTCCGAAGAAAAGTTCAAGAGAATCCATATTTTTTATTTAATATATACAAAAGAAAAAAAATTTTTTTAAATTAAAATTTTAATTATTTTAGAAATTACATTTTCTTTAAAATCATGTTTTTTAAGAAAATCTAGTAGATTATTTTTATCAAATGACATTTTTGTAATTTTTTCAGGAATTGGATAATTAAACTGTGTAAATATCTTTCTTGCTTCAAGAAAATCAAAGTTTTCCACTGGTTTATCTAATTTTTCTAGTACATTTTCTATGCATGTGTGTTTTTTAATTAAATTAAAAGATGTAACTGGACCAATTTGATTAATTGTATCAGTATAATCACAGCCTGACATTATACAAAAATCTATAAACATTTCCTTAGTCATTTCAAAATCAGAAAGTATCTTTTTTGTATCAATTAGGATTATACTCTTGTTAATAGAGGTTTTAAGTATCTTTTCACAGCCAAATGTTATAGCATCCGTATCATCTGTAATTGTATAATCTACCAGACCGTTTTGCTGTAAAAATGCACAGTATTTCTCAGCATCATCTGGAGCAGTAAAAAAAGGAATACCACACTTTGTTAGTAGTTCTTTACATTCATCAACGTGTACTTTTTTAATAACTATAAGCTGAGAGGTTATCTTTTCAATTTCTTCATTAATTCTAATAGAATGTTCTTCATCAACCGGTTCTTCATCACGAAGTTGTTCAAGGCGAATGTACAGTTTTTCTTTAGCTGCGTGACGTTTTGCTATAGTATTTTTTTTTGCTTCCGGCGGAGAACCATCAAAAACAAATACAGGTAAAATGTCATTCATAAGATAAAACTTAATTCTATTTGCAAGTCCAATAAGATGTGAGTTTGGAACTTTTGAAGCATATTTGAACTTGTACAAGAGAATACTGCAGTCAATCGCTACAATACTATTTTTAACATCTTTGATAGAGATGTCTCTAATTGAGTCTGGAGAATACTTCTTAATAATACTGTTTAGGCCACGAATACCCATTGTTAATATAATTATGTATTATTCTTTTAAGTAATATCTTTTTTTGTAAAATCTCAACTTAAAATCATTCGCGAATTATATACTCATTTAAAATTACATTTTCTTCTTCCGTATTTGTAGTAAGATCTAGTTTAATTTTCTTTTTTGGAAACTTAGGATGTGTTTCAATACCGATTTCACGATAATGTTCAACTTCTTTCCAAAATTGTTCGAGTATTGGTAGATTAGTATCAAGCCATTTTTGATCGCGATATGTTCTTACTATATTCATTACATCAGGTGGTTGATATTCTATAAAGTCTGCTACATTTAAATTGGTTATAAAAAGATTTAACTGGACTTGAGGATAATAATACTTTGGTATTTCTCCTATTTTAATTTTTCTACGATAAGGACACTTAACTTCAAGAAGAATCGGTTCTTTTATTCCATGATTGTCTATACTTATACCATCTGGAGACCCAGCAAGCCAATAGTAGTCATCACATTTGTATACATCTTCGTGAGCAATTAGTCCAAAATTATAATTTATTTGACCCGTTAGTTCACAGTACTTGTCTAT